AAGTAAATGGAATATTGATAGAATTCCTGAAGAACGTTGTTTATCTATCGAAAAAATTACCGATAAACAGGTAAGAGCTGAGCAATTACGACCAGATATAAACTGGGTATTTATTCGTTCTACTCAAAATAGTAATAAAACAACCATTTAATAAATACGTTCGAAGGCACATCAAATGAACATAACAGATGCAGCGTACAACACCGTTCGCGATTATCCAGGTGGTTCGGCTTCTTTAGCACCGCGCATGGGTATTAAAAGTCCAGCTGTACTTAACAGCAAGATCAACCCAAATACTGAAACTCATCACTTAACACTTGTTGAGGCTTCTAAGTTGATGGCTTTAACAGGTGACTTTCGTATTTTGCAAGCACTGGCTGCAGAGCACGAAAAGGTTGCGATTGATTTACCGCAAATCCCAGAAAGCCGAGATATGGCTCTTACCGATAAAGTTTTATGTGTTGGTATGCGTGGCGGAGATGTAATGAGTACCTTTCGTGAAATTATGGCTGATGGCCGTATTACATCAAGTGAGGTGCAAGATATGTCAAAAGTAATTCACCAAATGCATGTTGTTTTGGCTGAACTAGATAAACAAATCCAAGCTTGTATCAATACAACAGAAACAAAAAAAGCCTGAGGTCAGAACTCAGGCTTTTAATTCAAATTCGATCGGAGAAAAGATTTGAACATGAAATCAAATTTAGCACAGTATCAATGCATTGACAAATCTAAGGATCTTTCAGAGCAACCTGATGAAAACGTACTAATCCAGGAAATTGAAAAACGTGAGTTTGACCTAGGCTTGGCACCAGATGATGCATATGTCAAAGGGGTAGATTTCTTTGTAGCAATTGACGGGCTTGTAGATGAGTTATACGGGGAGGATGCTCACAATGAATAGTCTTTTTCCAACCCAGACAGAATATAGAGAGCAACAGCATATTCAGTCATTCTATGAACCTTCACTTCATATTTTGCTTGAGCTCTATGAGCAAAAGAAATTCAGTCTGCGTAAGAAAGGGTATGACGAAAATAACGCCGCAGTAACCAAGGTGGAACTTTCACAGCTTATGGCCAGACGCTTTCGAATCACCATCTATTACACCAACCAGATTATTACGAGTCTGATCAAATCAAATTCGATTGAAACCTTTGGTGGATATGTAAAACCACTGAAGGATAGTAACACCAACCGGGACGGGAATTAATATGAGCTTAGATGCTACAAACTGGGCTTGGAGAGTAGAGCTGAGTGAAAAGAAAGGAGGCTGCCGTATGCCTCTGAAACGCCTCATTCTGCTCTCATTGGCCGATCGTGCCGGTGAAGACCATTGCTGCTACCCAAGTATGCAACGCCTTGAGAAGGATACCGGTCTTGAGCGTAAAACCGTACTTAGAATTATTGCAGAGCTTCTGGAAGATCACCTGATCTCAGACACCGGTGAACGAAAAGGTTCGACTAAGCGTGTAAAAGTCTATCGATTAAATGGCGTAAATGGTCGGGAAACGATGCCAAAAACGGAACAATTACAGGAAAAAAATTTATCTGAAATAGTACCGGAAACGGAACAGTACCAAAAACGGAATGATTCCGTTAACGGGACTTTGAATAGTGCCGTTAACGGGACACAGAATCTCCCAATGAATCTCCCATTAGAATCTAAAAATAAAAAAGGGTGGCTTTGCCTCAAAAGACTTCGTGAAGAAATTTTTCTGGCTGATCCCGATTTGGATTTTGAGTCGCTCATGAACGCAACTTGGGGTGAACGTGAAAACCGTGCATTCGAAATTTACAACACTGGAAAGGATCTCTGTGATGAGCTGATGAATTTCCATTTTGCAGACTGGTTAATCAACGCATATCGCACCAAGTATTCAAATTCGAATGGCCATCAGAAATCAAACGCTCCTGCAGAACCAAAACACCTGACTGAAAAACAGATTCAAACCTTTGCTCA